CCAAAATGCGTCCCACTTGCAAAAGCCACACGGATGAGCGAGTCGCAAAGGGCGAGTGCTGTCAGACGAAAAAGAGCTAGAGCACAGGGTGTAGGTGGTAAACCTACCAATGTTAAAACATTTGCAAAATCATAAAAAATTCATATAGTCTTTGCATGTCTATGCGAGAGGCAATAATAAAAGCTTTAGAAGATAAATATGATGCACAAATTTCTGAAGCTGATGCAACAATTAAAATCTACCTTGAAAATCCTGTTGGTATTGGGGAGCATCCGCAGCATGTTGATGAAATAGATAAATTACTTGGAAAAATCGCAGAGGCAGAAGATAAAAAAACCGCTCTTCAAGCATTTATGATTCCTAAGGCAGAAATGTAATGGATATAATTTCTTTATTACAAAAAAAGATAAAAGATAAAGTTCAAAATCTAAAAAATCATGCTGCTTATAGTGTTGACACTATGGAGGAACTCAAATATGTTAGAGGGCAAATCAAATCCTTAGAGGATTTGCAACAGGAACTTAAAGACCTGCTAAAGGAGTAATATATGCAAACGTCCACGGAGAAACCGAAACGGGCTGATAAATTATCAGACTCTTATAAGTCAGAAGAAGAAGTAAAAACTGTTCTGGATCCAAAATCAATAGATGACAAACTTTTAGATAGATTGCCTACGCCTACTGGTTATAGATTATTAATCTTGCCATATGCTGGGCCTAAAAAAACTAAAGGTGGTATTTATCTAGCTGATACAACTCAAGAAACAATACAGATGACTACAGTATGTGGTCTTGTTTTGAAAATGGGTAATCTTTGTTATAGAGACAAAGATAAGTTTCCTCTTGGACCTTGGTGTAAACTACATGATTGGGTAATTTTTAGTAGGTACGCAGGTTCTAGATTCAAAATAGAAGGTGGAGAGGTAAGAGTGTTAAATGATGATGAAATCATCAGCACTATTAAAAATCCACGTGATATTTTGCACCATTATTAAGGAGGAAACAAAATGGCTGAAGAACAAAAGGCCCCAGAGGTCGATATTGATACTGATGGTGTCAATGAACAAACTATAGAACTAGATCAAAAACCAAAAGATCCAGATCCAGCGTTTGAAAAGAAAGAAGACGTAGACTTAGGCTACACTGATGTAAGTGCAGATAATGTTACGGGAGAAAAAACTGCAAAAGAATTATTGCAGGAAACTAAACAAGAAGAAGTTAAAGAAGAACCTACTCAAGAAGTTGAATCGGAAGAAGGTCTTAAAGACTATTCAGATAAAGTTCAAAAAAGAATTAAGAAACTTACATTTCAAGTAAGAGAAGCAGAAAGAAGAGAAAAAGCTGCTGTTGAATATGCAAAAGGTCTTAAAACTAAATATGAAGATGCTGAAAAATCTTTAGATGATTCCGATACTAATTATCTTAAAGAGTTTGATGCAAGAATTGATGCAGAGACTGATCAGGTAAAGAATCAACTTAAAACTGCTATTGAATCACAAGATGCTGAAAAAATAATGGAAGCTAATGCAGCTCTTACAAAATTGGCAGTAGAGAAAGAAAAGGTTTCTGCGTCTCTTGGTGAAAAAGAGGCTAGAAAAAAAGAACTAGAGTCTAAACCTAAAGAAGAAGAGGTGGCTCAACCACAAATTAGTGCAAAAGCTCAGGAATGGGCTACTGATAATGAGTGGTTTGGTACAGATAGAGTATTAACATCTGCTGCCATGGGAATTCATGAAGATTTAATGCAGCAGGGTGTTGCAACTGAGTCTGATGAATATTATAATCAAATCAACAAACGTATGAGAGAGTATTTCCCTCATAAATTTGCACAAGCTAAGACTGATGTTAAAGATGCAAACGAAAAACCCGTCCAAAATGTTGCCTCTGTTAGTCGAAGGGCTGGAGGACGCAAAGCTGTGAAACTCACCAAATCACAAGTTGTTATTGCTAAGAAATTAGGGGTGCCACTAGAGGAATACGCTAAATACGTGAAGGAGGAAGCATAATGGAAAAAATAAAAACTTCACGCACATCTGAATCTAGAGAGAAATCTTCTAGAAAGAAAGATTGGTCTCCACCATCAAGTTTGGATGCACCAGCTGCACCGCAGGGATATGCACATAGGTGGATAAGAACTGCAACTGCAGGTTTTGAAGATACAGGTAATGTATCTAAGAAACTAAGAGAAGGATGGGAGTTCGTTAAAGCCGAAACTGTTCTAAGTGAAATTGGCGAAAACGATTATCCTGTAATCTCTGAAGGCAAACATGCTGGTCTCATCGGGATAGGTGGCCTTGTGTTGGCAAGGATACCGGAGGAGATCCTTAAAAGTCGTGCTGAGTATTTTGAAAAAATTACTCAAGATAGAACAGACGCAATTGATAGGGATCTTATGAAGGAACAACACCCGGATATGCCGATCAATATTGAAAGGCAGTCCAGAGTGACCTTTGGTGGTAGTCGCAAAAAATAATTTTTTTGCAATAACTACCTGGTCTTAAATTAACGCTATAAGGAGTAAAAACAAATGGCAAACGTAGTAGACAAGTTCGGTCTAAGACCGTACAGAAAACTAGACGGTACACCATTAGTAGGAGCACAAAACAGATACACAATATCTGCTAATAACACTACTGCAATATTCCAAGGTGACTTAGTTATCGCTGAAACAGACGGTGACATTACAAGACACGTTGCGAATAATAGCACAGCTGTTATTGGTGTGTTCAACGGATGTTTCTACACAGATCCGACAACTCAAAAGCCGACATTTAAGAACTTCTACCCTGGAGATATCAATGCAAGTGACATTACTGCATTTGTTGTTGATGACCCAGACGCAGTATTTCTAATGGGAGCAGATGAGGCGTTCACAAGAGCGGATTTGTTTCAGAACTATTCTGTCACGAATGCTACTGGAAGTACAACAACAGGTATCTCGCAAGTTGAGCTAGATGTCTCTGTATCAGGAACAAATGCGTCATTTATCATTCAAGCAATTGATATTTCGCAAGATCCTAACAACAGTGATACTGGTAATGCTAATGCAAACATACTTGTTAGAATCAACAAACACTTCTACAGAAGTGGAACAGGTATCTAATAGAGGAGTTAAATTATGGCGATATCACGATCACAACTAGTCAAAGAACTAGAGCCAGGTTTGAATGCCCTATTCGGCCTGGAGTATAACCGTTATGAAAATCAACATGCGGAGATATACACAACTGAAACATCTGACAGAGCTTTCGAAGAAGAAGTAATGTTAACAGGTTTCGGCTCTGCACCAACTAAACAAGAAGGTGCTGGAGTAGTGTTCGATCAAGCAAATGAATCATTCACTGCAAGATACACACACGAAACAATTGCGTTAGCATTCGCTATCACAGAGGAAGCAATCGAAGATAACCTATACGACAGACTTGCAGCGAGATATACAAGAGCTCTTGCAAGATCAATGTCAAACACGAAGCAAGTTAAAGCTGCTAACGTACTTAACAACGGTCAAAAAGCTGGTGTTACAGGCGGTGACGGTGTAACATTAATTAATAATGCCCACCCGTTGGCAAATGGTGGTACATTTTCAAATGTACTAGCTGTTGCAGCAGATCTTAACGAAACTTCACTTGAGCAGTCGTTAATCGATATCAACGGTTTCGTTGACGAGAGAGGCTTAAAAATTGCTTCTACAGGTAGAAAAATGATAATTCCAAAAGAATTACAATTTACTGCCGAAAGAATCATGAAGTCTCCTATGAGAACAGGAACTGCAGATAACGATATCAATGCGATAAGAAACATGGGAATGGTGCCAGAAGGTTATGTAATAAATAACTTTTTAACTGACACAGATTCTTACTTCTTATTGACTGATGTGCCTAACGGATTCAAAATGTTCGTAAGAGCACCAATCAAAACTGCAATGGAAGGTGACTTTGATACTGGAAACGTGAGATTCAAAGCGAGAGAAAGATATTCTTTCGGATTCTCAGATCCAAGATGTGTGTTTGGTAACGGAAACTTACCTACATAATAGTTAAGTAATCAAAGAGATATTAAGGGGCGGTGTTCACATCGCCCCTTTTTTTATGTATAATATAAAAACCTAGAATAAATAATATGTAGACTGGCTAGGCAGACGGTATAGAGACTACATATTTAACGCTATACGAAGGAGAATATTATGGCAAATACTACATTTAGCGGTCCGGTCAGATCGAAAAATGGTTTTCAATCTATTGGACCAGGAGCAGTAGTCGCTTTAACAGCTGCAACTGATTTAACTGTGGCGGATCATGCAGGTAGAGTATTAACTATGGATCCAGTTGGAACACCAACTGCAATTACTATTCCAGCAATTAATGCAACTGCAGATTCTGCAGTGGCTGGAGCAAATGATCCAAACAACCCAAGCACAATTGGTACAACTTTTGAACTCGTCTTTATAGATGAGTTTACAGGTACAATTAAAACTGCAAACACTGATGATAAATTTGTTGGTGGAGTTTCACTTGGTGTTGATAACACTGCAGTTGCAAAAGCATTTTTCGTACCTGCAGCAGCAAACAATGAAGTAAATTTAAATGGAGAAGCAGGAGCTGGTAACGCTACTACTGGTGGTTTAATCGGTTCAAGAATTAAATTTACTGCGATTGCAGCAAACAAATATTTAGTTGAAGGTCTATTAATTGGTGACGGAACAGTTTCCACACCTTTTGATTCTCAATAATAATTAACATGTGGCTCCTTCGGGAGCCACAAATTAGGAGTATAAATGGCAGCTAAAACTGATATACAAGCAACTAGATCCAACGCAGCAGCTGGTGTAACTGCAATTATTGCAGCTCCAGTTAGACTCAGAGGTATTATAATTGCTTCAGATGGTGGCGGTGCGGGAGTATTAGAATTAACAACTACATCGAATGCAGGGGCAACTTTGTTTCAAGCAGACATTCCAACAGGTGATGTAATTAATTTTAATTTTCCTGAAGACGGTATCTTATTTCCTAAAGGCATATTCTGTAAAACAAAAACTAATGTTGCAGCGTATACTTTGTTAACAGATAAGTTTTCAGGTCCTAATCTAACTACAACTAACGGATAATAATTATGCCAGGCGGTTCTTCATTCATGAGTGATCAGTCGGTTGCCCATGCGACCAGCACAGCTCAAATGGTTGCTCTAAATAAACGAGCAAGACTTACCTCTATTCAAGCAAAAGGTAATAGTGCTAGTGGGTCAATCATTTTTAAAAGTGGAGGAGCGTCTGGTACCACAATAGCAACTTTTCTTTTTGGAGAAGAGGGTTTGGATATGTTTATTCCAGGATCAGGTATATTATTTGAGAGTGGTATTCATGCAACAATAGGTGGCACTGGTGGTGTAACAATCACATTTACATAAGATGTTTAAAAAATTAGAATATATGAAACGTGGCGGTGATGTAATGCCTAAAAGAAATAAAAAAAATTTTAGACCTACTGAAAAAGGTGCTGGAATGACTAAGGCAGGAGTAGCTGCTTATAGAAGAGCAAACCCTGGATCAAAATTACAAACAGCTGTTACTGGTAAGGTAAAGCCAGGATCTAAAGCTGCAAAACGTAGAAAATCATACTGCGCAAGATCATTAGGACAACTGAAAAGAGCATCAGCAAAAACTAGAAATGATCCTAACTCAAGAATAAGACAAGCAAGGAGAAGATGGAAATGCTAATTTGTGTTAGTTGTCTTCACCCTTGTCATTGCAAAGGTGTTGGTCTTTACGTTAATACAAACCAATGTATTGGGTATGATTGCAACTGCACAAAATGTATTCACCCAATAATAGAGGAGAAGAATATGTTAAAAAAAATTAAAGATAAAATAAAAAAAGCTTGGAACTGGTATGTTTCTTGGCTATTTAAATGGAAATGAAAAAACCATTAACCATCTCAGAATCGGCAGCCGTCCAAATGCCAATGAAGACGGTTGCCAGTCTGATAATTATCGTGGCACTCGGAACGAT